TCCATTCCTCTCGTCGACTGTTGTAACTGATAATGACCCAACGTCAACTGCTGCAGCATCTGCGCAGCCAAAAGCAGCAGCGGCTGCAAATACGTCTGTTGGCGCGAACATCGGAACAGTCACACTTGCTTCACAGGAATTTGTTCTCATTCTCAATGGCTTGAAGCAGACCGAGGATGAAGGTAAAAACATTCTGACGGCGTCATTTGATCCTCAGGCATCGAACTACTTCCCGAATGTTTTCAACACAGACCCTCTTCAGGTCGAGTCGCAGGGCCACGTTCTTTACAGGCACTATGACGTCTACAATTCATATGCAGTCGTTACATCAAGCGGTATGAACGGTGGTGGAACTTGGAAGATCAATGCTGGTGCACTTGATCAAGCAGCGTTCATTACAACGGGATCTGAGGCAAGAAACACATCAACTGCCGAGGTTCCGAACTTTGAGGGCTTTAGGGATCGATTCCAACATGCATTCTCGCCATTCGTTGTTTCTCAGAAGTTTGGTGGGTCTGCAAAGAACCTCTTCAAGATTCACTGCCTCGATGATGGTGTGTATCCGAACCACCGCTTCAAGGTGAGCGTTGAGAACATCCAGAAGTCAAACAACCCAGACGTGAAGTTCGGTAAGTTTGACATCGTTGTTCGTGAGTTTGGCGACGATGACAGAAATCTTCGCGTCATTGAAGCATTCCGCGGTCTTTCAATCGATCCGAACTCAGAGCGCTACGTCGCAAGAGTTATCGGTGATCTCAACACCTTCTACGATTTTGACCAGAGACCAGGTAGCCAGAAGGTTGCAGTCGAAGGCAAGTTCCCGAACGCATCAAACCTTATTCGCGTTGAGATGAACACCGAAGTTGATGATGGTGAGATTGATCAGACGGCGCTTCCGATTGGATTCAGGGGTATCAATCACCTTGTGACTTCCGGAACGACTGCTGCTGGAAACGTGATGCTTGCAACAACGTCATCCGTTGCTGCTGATGGCACATCATACATTCCTGCCGCTTCGTTTACTGGCCGCGTTGTTGAGCCACCTGTTCCGTTCAGGCGTAGCGTTGCGGTCGGTTTGGGCACAGCAAAGCGCTCAGACGGCAGGCTTTACTGGGGCGCTCAGTTCGAGGCGCTTGATAGCCTTACGCTTCCAAACAAGAACAATGCACCACAGCTTCAGAGATCACCTCTGGCGGCGTTCACAAATTACTTTGGTACATACCACGTCGGAACGCAGAATCCTTCTGTGGGTGGTAACGAAGGCACACCAGATGATGGTGGCGTCGTCCTTGACGCTGATGCATTCAACAACAACCTCTTCACGCTTGAGAATGTTCAGGTTGCGACAAATTCAAATGATGTCGTAGACTCGAAGGAATGGCAAGCAGCTCTCTACAGAAGAGATGGCACACTCGCTTCTACTGTTACGCTGAATGACGGGACAACACAGCCTGGCAGATTCCTTAACGTTGAGAAGGACTTTGGTGATATTGCATCAAAGCAGTTCTTCAAGTTCTCATTCCCAGTTCAGAGTGGCTTCGATGGTGTCAACATCTTCAACGAAGACAAGGCTCAGCTCCTTGATGTTGCAATCAAGCGTGAGATCAGTGACTCAACTGCTCAGGGTGGTGTGAGTGGTCCGACAGTTGCAGCTTACCGAAAGGCCATGGACATTCTCGAGGAGAAGTCTGATGTTGACATTCAACTTCTTGCAATCCCGGGCATCCGCCAGCCTCAGGTCACTGATTACGCAATCGACGCTGTTGAGAACAGATTCGATGCATTGTACATCATGGACATCCCAACTCGCGATGCCGAGAACAACGAAATCACGGGGTCGGTTGGCTTGCCGAACGTGACAAACACAGTCACAGCGTTCAAGGGCCGCCCACTCGATAGCAGCTTCGCCGCGGCGTACTTCCCTGACGTCGTCGTCACTGATCCTACAACCAACACAAACGTGCAAGTCCCGCCGAGTGTTGCTGTTCTCGGTGCCTTCGGCCTCAACGACGCAGTGGCATTCCCTTGGTTCGCACCTGCTGGATTCGCTCGCGGCGCACTTGCAGCCTCTGAAGTCGCTGTGAAGACGAACCGTTCAAACCTTGATGCTCTCTACGATGCAAGGATCAACCCGATCACAGTGTTCCCAGGACAGGGAGGCCCAACGATCTTCGGTCAGAAGACACTGCAGGCAGCTGAGTCCGCGCTCGATCGTGTTAACGTTCGTCGGCTCCTCATTGAGATCAGGCGTCAAGTCAGGCAGGTTGCAAACACCTTCATCTTCGAGCCGAACAGGGAGACGACGCTTGCTCGCTTCTCTGGCGCGGTTACCCCAATCCTCAACAGAATCCAGCAGCAGCAGGGTCTGGACAGGTTTAGGGTGCAGATCGATACGACAACAACGACCCAGGCGGACGTTGAGAACAACACGGTGAGAGGAAAGATCTTCCTCCAGCCAACTCGTTCAGTCGAGTTCATCTCTCTTGACTTCGTCGTTTCGAACGCCGGCGCAGAGATCTAAGCAAGCAAACCTGATATTTATCGCTAGGAGAATTAACAAATGGCCGAGACACTTTCAGTCACCGACATGTTGCCGAATAAGTTTGAGCCGAAGCGACAGTTTCGGTGGGTGTTTGCAATCGAGGGTATTGATGCATTCCTTATGAAGACCGCAGCACGCCCAACAATCAACACCGAGGAAGTGACAATTCCTTTCATCAACTCAACCCGTTACATTGCAGGCAAGACGACGTTTGACACGCTCAGCGTCACGCTTCATGATCCGATTGCACCATCCGGTGCGCAGCAGGTCATGGAATGGGTTCGAACCCACTTCGAGTCTGTTTCAGGCCGCGCTGGCTACGCTGACTTCTACAAGCGCGATTGCCAGATCAAGATGCTTGATCCGGTTGGAACAGTCGTTGAGCTTTGGGATATCAAGGGTGCATTCATCACTTCCGCTGGCTTCGGCGATCTGAGCTACGATTCAAGCGAGGCCTCAGAGATCTCCCTGTCACTCAGGTTTGATAACTGCGTCCTGCAGTTCTGATAGGAAGACTCTTATGAAGATCACAAAGCGCCAGCTCAGAAGAATCATCGCTGAAGAGAGGCTGAGGCTCCTCGAAGAGAGTGCTTTCGACCAGGAGAGGTTCGAGAGGGTGACACGCACGCCTTATGAATTGGTAAGCTTCAGTATTTTCAATAGAGATTACATGTATGATATGTTGCTCGGTGAGGTAGGTCGATACCTCGAATCCTCTGGCGCGAAAAAACTTCGCAAAGATGAGATTAACAAGATGGAATCTGCATTCATGGATGCTCTACAAAAAATAGCAAGGATTTATGCAGAATGAAAATCACGAAGAGACAACTTAGAAGAATCATCGCTGAAGAGCGAACCCGCCTTCTTTCAGAAAGTCTCGATCCAATGGCATTTTCTGATGCGATCGGTGAGATTAACAGCTTCGTTCGTTCAATTGATAGAGACGACGAGCTTCCGTCTGCTCAAGAGGCAACAGAATTTGCTTCTGCCCAATTGTACGAAGTGTTGTCAACGATAAAATCTTCCATGGGATATGCACTTGAAGAAGCCGGAGCAGATTTTTTCGATGCCCTTGATATGGCAGTAGATGAAATTCGTATGATGCAACAGTAAGTGAATTAAAGGAGTTTGGATAATGAAGATCACAAAGAGCCAACTTAGAAGAATCATCAAGGAAGAGGCCGCTCGTCTTAACGAGGCTTATGGCGGCTTTAGCTACTCCAGAAAGCTGAATCTCATTCGTGCCGCACGAAAGTCACTTCAAAGCGCTCAGGAGCTTGAGTCGGCAAGCGCGATGGGATCTGATCCAGACCTCGATGAGCTTGTCGATATGGTCATTGGCTATGAAGATGCCGTCCAGGCAATGCTAGACTACGAGTGAGGAATACAGTGAGAATCACAAAGCGCCAGCTCAGAAGAATCATTAGGGAAGAAGCAGAGAAGATGTCTAGGACCGAAGGCATTCCTGCAAAAGATATTTCTTGGTCACCAGTAGAACGTTCCATTCTCAGCGGTCCTAAGGTTCCCGTGATGCTGGTTCCAAACACTGACGGCATGAGCCACAGGGTTGTTGGAACACCCAAGGCGCTTGCTGATTGGGCTGAAGAGATTGATCGCAAGCAACCAGGTTCAATGTTTGCAGAAACTGAGGGAGTCCCTGGTCGTTGGGATGCCGTGTCGGGTCCCGCCTTTGAGCAGGCAGAACGAGAATTTCGTTATATATCACGATACATGTGAAAGGAATAACGTATGAAGATCACAAGAAGGCAAATCAGAAGAATGATCAGGGAAGCAATGCAGGCCCGCTACGATCATCCTGTCTACGGCACCGTCAGCGACGAAGAGGCGGAGAAGCTTGCAACACATGTAGGTCGCATCTGGAAACAAGTGGGCCCTGGTCAATACAAGGCCGAGGACGATCCGTACTGGTTGTCTCCTGCAGGAAAGATCGAGAAAGAAATGAGAGCATTGAAGCTCAAAATCAAGTCGTTCATGGACCAGCTCAAAGATGTTCAGGAGAATGGTCCGGCCCCAGATGATCCTCCTGGTGTTGTGAAGATTCTCAAGAAATCGATCATGGATGATAGCAGGAAGTTTGAAAAGCTTCAGGCTGATCTCGAAGCTGAATCAAGGAAAGGAACAACTGCGTCAAGGTTTCCACCGACTCAAATGGCAATCTCAGAAGCAAGCTTTGCAGACGAAGAACGCGCCGAGGTTGAATTCATGGCTCGAGTCGAAGACGACGTCGAAGAGCTTACCAGATTTATTGTCATGAGATCAGAAGAAATCGGTGGCCCATTCAGAGGTCCTGGAATCCGAAAGCGTGCATTCGAACTCGTTCTTCAAATCATTCGTGAAGATTACAGGGGCTAGCATGAAGATCACAAAGCGCCAGCTTAGACAGATCATCAAGGAAGCGTATGAAGATCGCTTCACTGCTGGTGCTGTGAATATGGGCCTTGATCTTCGAAAGGATCTTGGGAAGTTGTCAATGACATATGTTAGAATGGGCCTTGACAGAGACGAAGTTGCAGGAATTCTGCGCGACGTCGCGGATGGAGTTGAGAGATGAAAATCACGAAACGACAGCTTAGACAGATCATCAAGGAAGCTGGAATCATCTATGATTCTCCAGATGACTTCTATGCACCTGAGGCCTATGAAGCTCTTATCAAGGAGCTTGGCCCAAAGAGGTTCGCCATGGCGCTCTACGCAGCGCTCGGTGACAGAGACCAGTATGGCATTGCAAAGTGGATCCAGGAAAGGGGTTAATCAGATGAAGATCACAAAGCGTCAGCTTAGACAGATCATCAAGGAAGAATACAGCCGCGTTCTTTTAGAGCAGGAGGATGATGCACAGTCGAAATCAGATCTGGCACAAATGTTCAACGATCTCAAACAAACAATCAGGCAACAAAAAGTTCTAAAGGCCAATGTGCCAATTGTCGAGCTTCTTGTGAAAGCAGTCATTGAAGGCGCCGGCGACAAGAAGTTCACAAAAGAAGTTCTCAAGCGCTTAGTTATTGATGCAATTGATGGGATGAAGGAGTAGGCGTAAAAGATGAAGATCACAAAGCACCAGCTTAGGCAAATCATCAAGGAAGCCATTAGCGGCAAGCGCCTTCGTGACATTGCTGCAGATGAAGCTTTGCGAAGTTTTCATTCAAGCCCGGCCGGGCGCATGGCAACTCCGATTACTGGTATCCGTGTTACGTCTGTTCGTTTAAGTCCTCTTGAACCAGAGTTCGAAACAGACGTTGTTTTAAGGGTGACGATTCGAACACCTGGAAACGACAAAAGACAATACGACATTGTTCTAGATTCAGAAACAGGCGGCTACATCGGCGGCGGCGAGGTAGCGAGGTATTAAATGAAAATCACAAAACGTCAGCTCAGAAGAATCATCAAGGAATACGCAGGCCCTCCTGAAGATGCGCCTTATCCAGAGGACATGAAGAGACTGCGAGAGCTTGCCGATATGGTTGAGGACGCCGTTTCAACAGCCGAGAAGCTTGGGCCGACTGGCGACGTCTACATGTTCATGACAGATCTCGAGAATGCGCTTCGAGATTTCGGCATCAATCCATACTCACTGGATTGAAGCACACTTCTCGAGAAAATCGCTAACGTTCTATTTATCTTTCCCACAGCAACGTTATGATTATGGGAGAGGTGTTTAGAACATGAGCAACCGTGGATCAAACGCCGTCTTTTCGGGCGGCATTCAACAGACAGACGTGATGAAGGACTCATTTGGGTATGAGGTGCCTGTTGAGTCTGTTCCCCTTCCATCTCTTGGAAAGGTTTATCCAGAGGGAGGCCCGCTCCACGGTCAGGAGACTGTTGAGATCAGGGCAATGACCGCACGCGAAGAGGACATCCTAACCTCTCGTGCACTCATCAAAAAGGGCACGGTTATCACACATCTCATTCAGTCGTGTCTCACAAACAAGTCAATCGATGTCAAGAACATGATCTCTGGTGATCGCAATGCGTTGATGATCTCGCTCCGCATCACAGGCTATGGTCAGGAATACGGCGTCGAGGTTGAGTGTCCTGCATGCAGCACTCGCTCGAAGCAAGAGTTTGACCTTGCGGGCCTTGAAGTGAAGACGCTTGACATTGATCCCGTTACTCCCGGAACGAACGAGTTTGAGTTTGTGCTTCCCGTCACAAAGAAGAAGGTTCACTTCAAGTTTCTTACTGGCGCGGATGAGGAAGAGATTGCAGTTGTTCAAGAGCGCAAGAAAAAGAGCGGATTCCAATCTGACAACCTCGTGACAACTCGCCTCATGTACTCGATCGTGTCGATTGACGGAACAACCGACAAGTCAAAGATCAACGGGTTTGTTCGAAACATGCCAGCGAGAGATTCGCTAGCGCTTCGCCGGTTCATTGATCAGAACGAGCCGGGAATCGATATGAAGTCATGGATGTCATGCCAAAGCTGTTTTACAGATTCGGAGGTCAGGCTACCGCTTGGCGCCTCGTTTTTTTGGCCTGACGCCTAGCGACAAAGAGATCTACCTCGAGCAAATCTTTCTTTTGATGTACTACATGGGATTCAGCTACAATGAGGGCTACAACCTTCCGATCTGGAAACGAGTGTGGTTCATCAAGAGAATTAACGAGGAGATCAAGCGCTCGAACGATGCAAATGCTCCAGCATCAAGAGCAGCTCATGATAATACCCCTGACCAAAGAGCCCTTCAGGGAAGGGGTAGAGCAGATGTTCCAGCAAAGCTTAGAAGGTTCACGTAGCAATGGATAAAAAGCAGAGGCATGATATTGCAACATATTTGTTGGGTGCCTCTAGCATGCCTTCTGGGGTTCCTGGCTGCGCACAACAAGCAGCGCTTGCTACAAAGCAATTAAAGTCTGCGCTTGACGCTGGGGATATGAACAAGATTCCTGATGCAATCAGGGGCAGGAATGTTGCTGCTGCTGCTTACACGCTGCAAACGAAAAAGCCATGGCCCTTTTGAGCGCTTCGTGTAGGAGATACTTATAGGCTGAGGACCTTGAAGTGGCTGACGATCTGGGATCACAGTTAGGCATACAGAGCGAGATCAACAAAGTTCTTGTTGCCCGCGAAGCAATTATGAAACGCAATGCGAGCCTGCTTCAGGGACAAGCTCAATTGGCGAAAGAGCTTTGTAATGCTCTCCGTTGTGAGAACCTTGATGGCATGGAAGAACGCCTGAAGGGCATTAGAGATGCGATGGAAGATGCATCGAATGCTGCACGTGAAGCCAGCGGCGAATTTGATGATCTCAACGATGAGCTCGGAAAGATGGTCGACGGTCTTGACGACGCATCGTCATCTTCAAAAAAGCTAGGAAAAAGCCTGGATGTCCTCGGCGGAATTGCTTCAGGGTTCAAGCTCGTCGCCGGCAGCATCACCGGTGCATTTAGCGCTGTGTTCAACGTCGTAAGAGGTGTGACAGGACTAGTCAGTTCAGCATTCGGAGCGATGGTCCAGGCCGCGAACGACGCGGCGGCAAGCGGCCGTTCGATGGCGGAAGCGTTTGAAGACGTTCGAGAAGAGTTTGGTGACCTTGCAACCGGTGAAGGCTTGGCTGTTACCGAAGCTTTTCGTGACGTCGATAAAGCGGCTAACGAGGCTGGGGTCAACCTAGGAAGCAGATTCGGCCCATTTGTGGACGGAAGCGTTGCAAAACTAAAGGCAATGGCAGCCGCGATGGGGAACCTCGGCGATCTTGGCCCGCTTCTTGAAAAGCAGTTCACTGGACGTGTTGCATTTGCAATGGATAGCCTCTCGAAGGGAGCTGGAATAAGCGGTGAAGCGTTTCAGTCGCTGGCAAATAGATCTCTAAATTCTGGGCAGACGCTTGAGGGCGTCATGGAGCAGACGTCACGAAGCATTGCTTCTGTTGCAAAGGGAATCGGCGTCAGCACAAAGACCCTTGGAAAGAGCTTTGATGCAATTGCAAAGGACGTTTCGAATTTCGGCCATCTAACCGTTCAGGAAATGACAAGCCTTGCTGCGGTCATGACGAAAACCGGTATATCAATGGCAACGGTTTCAGGCATTGCATCGAAGTTCGACCAGTTCGACAGCGCCGCAGAGAGCGTTGCAAAGCTCACGCAAGCATTCGGCTTGAATCTCAACGCTGTTGACCTTCTCAATGCGTCAGACGAAGAGCGCTTGCAGATGCTCAAGTCTTCATTCCTCGAGCAAGGCAAGTCCATTGATCAACTGAGCCGTCAGGAAAGACAGTACCTTGCACAGGCTGCAGGCATTGCTGAGTCCGATCTCGAGCGTGTCTTTGGCGATCAGGCCGGCTCGATTGACGAAACGGCAACGGCTGCAGAGCGAGCGCAGGAAGCCCAAATCAGCATGGCGGCTTCGATGAAGGAAATGGAGAAGAGCATAAAGCGAATCTTCGGTCCCCTTCTACAACTCTCAGGATTCTTCAGTTCTTTCTTCGACGGAGTTGATAAGGGATTCA